CTTTTGCGAGTGCCTTCAATTAATGAGGGCTACATATTTTATTTGATAACCTTTTGTAGAATCGGTTTAATGTCGTTGATTGGGATTGCGTTGTTCAACCCTTTTAACTAAGTTGCAATTCAAGCTCGTTTATTTGGTCTCTGATGGCTTGCCGCTCTGCATGTAATGTCTGAATATCATACGGTAGTTCTAACCCAGCAAGCTGATACTCATAGCACTTGATAATTTTGTAGTCGGTTTCGGCAAGCCGTGCTTTGAGCTGTTGGATTTCTTGGCTGGGCGGAATAGGTTCTGATTCCTTCTTCGCCTTATACTCTTCTTCTGTTAGTATTTCAAAATCAGATATGCCGGCATTTTGAGCGTTCTGAGCCATAATCTCAGGCGGGTTGTCAGATCCGTCTATGACTTTGACAGTTCCTTTTACCACACAATATCTCATGTCAGTTACCTCCGTGATAATAGACAATTATTTGTAAAATTACCGTCCCTGATGGCGATGTATTGTCATTCAACCACAATATCTCAAATTGTGTAGGGGTTACGTTCTGGATTATACCTTTCAAATAATTGAACTCATCATCAAATACTTGCACATCGCAACTCAATGAAGAGTATGAAATGACGCTCCCGCCTTGAGTAGTTAATATCGAATAACAAGTGTGGGCAAATCCATTTTTCTCCCATGAGCCAATAGATATGCTGGCTTTTGCCCAGTCTGTTATTATGGCGCGTATTTCTATGCGTTCGGGAATTCCAATGAGTCCTGTGATTATTTGAACGCCATCTAATGATATACCTCTGGCAGCATATATTACCTGTGACACATTCTCTGCCATATGCGACGTAATTTCCGTTTGAACTGCGTCAAAATCCGTCTTGTGTGTATCGTTAAACCACTCAACAAACTCATGGAAGTCCTTACTAAATGCCATCTTAAATTCTGACGTTTCCATTGCTCTTTCTTGCGGTGTAGTGCCGATATTTGCTATTGTGAGTGTTTCTCCGGTATATGGTGTCATTGCCATGTAATCACCCCTATCTGTTCTTTACAATTCCACCTGTGCGTGTTGGCAGTGTGATTGACAGCACTGTTGCGCCATCTGTACCGCCACAAACCAAGCGGATTTTCAGGTAGTCAATTTTTTTCGCTTTTAGCTTCACTTTTTTCGGCTGTGGGCTAAAGTTGGTCTGAAATGAGAAGTTGGAAAAATCCCAGTTTTCAAAGCTACTCAACCCGTATGAAACCGTCTTGATATACCTCCATGCTGCGTTTCTGTCAGTTGACAAATAAATATCAACATGGGTACTGATGAACGGCTTGAGCGATATGAACATCATCTGTATAAATTTCCGTATGTAATCAGTACCGAATGCGTGATAACCCATATCCCATGTAGCAACAATTTCCTCACCGTCAAACGTGGCGGCGTTTTCGTCAAACTTCATGATTTGCCCGTCTGTCGTCCCGAAACAAAGTTGTTTGCCAACGGTTATGAAGCAGGTCGGTTCATGGGCAAGTTCTAAAACATACCATACATCCACACGGTAATTGTAAACCCAAATTCGTTTTCCAATACACAATAAATACAATCCTTTATCTTCCCAATCCCATGTAATGGCTTTTGACAAGTCCAGAGTGTCCAGATCTCGCTGTATACGTTGTGATATCCATTGGGCGTTCTTTTCGTTCATTACATAAGTGCTAACCCACTGATACACGCCTTTCCACAAGGTAAACGGGTTATTGGTTATAAGCTGAACCTGCCCCGGAGCTACATTACCAACCTTTGCATTGATTGGGAAGGTCGGAAATATTGTGGTTATAAGCCCACTATTAGGATCAGTGAATGTTTCGCTTGTGGAATACCATGCACTCGCCCCGGACGAATCGCCGGACGTGAATACAAGTTGTTTATCGTACTGCGTGATAATGTCAGTGATCTCATACTCACCAACGTTTGAATCGGTATACATAGGCCAATATGTAGGATCGCTTACTCCGGCTTTGGTCACGCCGGACGGGAACCGGGTATTTCTACAGCCCGGATTTCCAAATATCCAGTGTCGGGCATAATACATCCCGCCATAGCGCCGACAATTTGTGATGCGCTTACGTAGTTCCTCATCCTCTTTCTTCCATTCGATGACAAGGCTGTTTACGCCCGCTGTAGGTGCTTCGGGAAAAATCACTTTGCCGTTTGTCAAGTCTATGGTATAATCTGTTCCTTCTTCCTGTTCTTCTCCGCCAAGCGTGACGGACTCAATAGAATCAATATCGTATTCGGGGAGTTGGAAAGTAAACGCCTCGCCATCGGGTGAAAAGTTTATTTTCTTTTTGCCTGTGATATAGTTCATGATCTCCAGCATTGTCCCACCGCCGAATGGAGGTGCGGCAGTAAGCACGGTCGGAACATAACCATCCACCTGTTGGAAGGTTGTCGTATCCCATGAATAGAACTCTGTGCCGTCCATAATGTAGACAGTGTTATTGGTCACAAAAAAAGTGGTTGGATATGCGTCCACCACTGTCCCAATATCTATTTCTACTTTGTTGTCAAAATCATACTTATAAACCTTACCGCCTCTGGCGTATACAAGATAATTCACGCCATTTAAGGGGCCGTACCACATTCCGTTTATCTTTTGTCCTGCCACCTTGTCGTTCATATGTATATAACCGAATATCTTTTGTAATTTCCTGTCATCTGTGACCATCCAGTTGGTCATGTCGGACGCTTCACCAAGTTCAAGTAATGTCTCGGTCGATGATTTATTTATACCTAAAAAGGAATCTACCACCTTGTAATCCGGTTTCATTTAATCTCACCGCCCATTGAAGTAAACATCAATAATCTCTGTTGGTGTCAGAGGTTCATTGGTATGTAAATCAACGTACATCTGCGCAAATTCTTCCTTTGCCTCCCTAGCCATTTCCTCGTTCATGTCCGCCATGGCAAAGTGTTTGACAAGATACGGAACCGCTGACATGGCGGTATTTTCGTCAAATTCCAAAGTCTGATCAAGGGACGTAATTTTTTTTGGTAATGCCGTATAAACAACTCTGACCAAGCCCTCATAACCAAAACGCACATAAAGGTCTTTATCTTCCCATTTGATGCTTGGGGATCCTTCCTGATACTCAAATGTAGGGTACTCTGCTATAACCTGTGACCGGCTCACAAAATCGTCCGGCATTTTTACCTTATAGTACGGTCTGAAATCAGGAACCTTCAATGCTGAACTGTACTTATAAGGCGACAAAGCCCTGTTGTTGTGCCGGAAATAACTTGTCCCTTCAATGGTCATTGTTATAGTGCTTGTCTGACTTTGAGGGCTTAAAATGCCTCGTAGGGGCAAAAATGAGGTTGTTCCGTTAGGGACGGTAATATTTATCGTGTCGGTAAAATCGGTTTCCTCACCGCCATTAAAAGAGTATTTACCGCTTAAACTGCCACCGTTCTCTTTAAAGGTGATAGTGCAATCCCCGTCTACCTCCAAATAGAAACAATTTGCGCCCTTGGCGGTGTATTCTTGCTTCTCGGCGTTGTTTTCAATGATTTGTCCTAGCTGGTTCATGTCCCCAAGCAAGTTCTTTTTGCGGAAACACGATATTTCAAAGGTTTTTTTCATACCAGCTATCCGAGTCATGCGCCTTGACCATATGTCTAATAACATCGGTGCCTTGGCTTTGTATTCTGCGATATCGTCAGGATTAAGCGTACCGTTCGGGGAGATTTCATCCATGACTGCCATGGCGCGCTCAAATATTTCTTCACCGGTATACATTGGATCACCTACTTTTTAGGGTGTTCTGTTCGATAATGAGCCAACAGTTCGCCCATGTTAGGGGTTGTAAACTTACACTTTTTGCATTTGTAAACCTTTTCTTCGGTCGGCTTTTTCACGGGTTCAACAACCTTAACGGCTCTCGCCTTTTGGGTCAGGTATTTGATTGTCTTTGGGTTATCGGTTTCGTAAAAGCCGTTCTCGTCAAAAGTGCATATCTTCACCATCTTGTCATAGTCGATAATTGCACAATCCGGCCTGTATTGGAATTTCATGTTATCCCTCCAATAGGAAAGGGGGGCATATAGCCCCCACTGATTTACGGCAGTTTAATAACGCCGATTTTCACGTTCGTAAGGGCTGCGCCAGTCCCGGTCACAGCACAAGCGCAATCAATCTCGCCATCGTCATTCTTGTAGCGCACTGTTTCAAGAGGACCAATGACCGCTGCGCTTGAATTTGCCACATCTACCGACATGGTACCGTACACATTAGCCAAATAGTCTCCGGCAAGAATCTCAAGCGTTGCCGTACATCCTGCTGTGGTGTTGTTGTTCTCAACAAGGATCACAACCTTCTCACCGGGCTTGTCTCCCAAGCTTATAGAAAAGGTTGCGGCGGCGGTGTTTTTAGTCAATTTCACAGCGTCATTTCTCTTACAATATGATGCAGTAATAGCCATTCATCTCACCCCCTATTAGTCATTCCCGCTGGATTCATCGGTCGGTTTTATGGCAAAGCAGACCAGTTCCTTAGGTACAACGACTTTAGCACCACAAAGCATTAAGCCCCTGTGGATATCGCCGAACCGTTTAGGATGCCTGATTGATTCGCTCTGGTTGATCTGTTCTGCGTATGCAATGGCCCTTTTAGTTCTTACGAGACAGTAAGAAACGCCTGCGTTTGTATACACGTTGTTTGAAACGTATATATTCAGTCCCCACAGCTTCTT